AGATTCCAAAGAGTCTCTGAGTTCTCTAATCGAAATATATGTTTATAGAACAGATGAAAATAACAAACCTACATCTGGCGTACTTTTTTTCAGAGAAGCTCAAGATCTTAAAAAAGGGGATTGTTTGTATATAGAAGTAGATGATCCAGAAGATTCTATTTTTTCTATAGGTTTTGCTAGGGTATTCAGGGCTATAAACAATAAAACTTTTATATTTGGAAACGGAGAAGGGTTTGTTATTGAATATTTTGAGCAATCAATAATAACAGATCTTGGAAAAAACATTCAGTTAGATTCTTGCGAAGAATTAATAACAGAACCTATACCTAAACTAGTTTTAAAATCTAGACTACTTAATTCAGGAGACCCCTCTGATGTTGGGCACTATTTGATTTTAAGCGATAGTAATAGAGCAGGAATACAAGACATAGAGGATAGGTTTTTAAAAGTCTTAAATAAATGGAAAGACGCGCCAGCAACAGTCAGCAAGCTAAGGTTTTGCCCTGAAGATTGTTTGACTGCAAATACTCTGTTCCCAGAAGGTTGCGAGTTAATATCAAAAGATTTTACAGATAAAATTACAGGAGAGAAAAGGAAAAGAATCATACATTTAAGCAATTATGTTCAGTTGCAATTAGAATCAGATATAGATTCAGAATCTTTTTCTTTTGAAGTCACTCCTCTCTCTAACTTTACTTTGAAATCAGGAGAAGCTTACAATGTTATTGTGCCAGCTATTTGTGGAAGAAGTAGTATTTATTTAGAAGACCCAGAAAAGATTGCTAAGTTTCCATATTATAAGGTTAGAAATTTTGAACATCGACCTACATTGTCTTTTAATTTATCTCAAAAACCAAAACATACAGAATCTAAATTTTTAGAGTATTATAATAAAAGATATAAAAAATCTATAAATCAAAACATGTCAACCTTTAATGTGGTTTTTGACATGAGAGATGACAACGAAGCTTCCGAAATTTTACAATTTTTAGAAAGTCATCTGGGGTACAAAAAGTTTAGGTTTGCCATGCCAAGACCATACGGGGCAGACGCTAGTTCTTTGACAACTCCTGGGCGACCTAATAATTCTGTATTTTACTGCCCTGATTGGCAACATGATATTGTATATAAAAATAATCATTTAATAAGCGCAACTTTTATCGAATCTACCACAAACATACAGGAAGATGTTAGTAATATAGAAGAGCCTTGTTTTGGGGTAACTTTATTTGACAATGTAAATAGGCATTCTTTATGCACCTTTTCATCTACTGCTATAGCAAGCCATCAAAGTGGATTGATCGAAAATGGACCTGGTGAGTTTTCCTTAAATTTAGAAAAAGAAACTTTAGAAATTGTTTTTATATTAGATTCAAATGGTTCAATCCTCGCCCAATATTTAGATGTAGAAGGTGAGTCGTACTCAAAATTTCAGTTAATAAAAGACTCAATATTAAAAGCAATAACTGGATATGATAAAAGTAATTTTCCAGGTACTATTTCTTATCAAGGAAAATATAACGCTGAACCTATATCAGAAAATGAACCCCCTTGGTATGGAGAATTAGATCAAGACGGAAATTTACAGAGTATTTTATCAAAAAATTATAATTTAAACGCAGAAAGAGAAAAAGAATCAAGCGAAATACTAAGAGAAAATGGATATGACCTGTCTAATTTAGAAAGATTTATTATAGATATTGATGATTATTCTATTAATGTAGGCGTAGTTATTATTGGAGATTCTTCGGGGTTAAACAAAGCTATTATAGGAGGAAAAGTTTCAGAATTGCCAAACCATCCTAAGTGTTTTGATAAAATTGAATTATATAAATCATTAAATGATAAAACTGCAGACTCAGAAATGGGCAAAAATGCCCTAGATACAGTATCGGAAGCTATGGCTCAGTTTTACAATAGTCCAAAAGCTGGAATTATAAACAAAAGAATGGTGTTTTTTATTAGTGATTTTGTTTTTGGCAATGAGTCTGAATCAATAATTAATTTAATTAAAGCCTGTAAGAAAGATGGGGAGCTAGCTAAAAGAAGACCTCTAGATTCAGTTTTAAAAAATTATGGAAACCCAGAAAAAACAATAAATATTAAAATAGGAGATTATTCAAGCTCTCAGGTAGATCCGTCAAATGGAAATGTGAGACTAAGAAACGATCAAGGTTGGATAGAAATGCCTGAAACTGTATCTATCCATAATTCAAGTTCACAATACGTCGTTGGTGACATAGTGCTCGGTGACAGTATGGGAGATCTTGATCAAGAATATTATCAATGCATAAAAAATACGGTTGAGGCTGGTGCTGGATCAACAATTGGTGTTGCAAACAATGAATATTGGCAAAATGTAACCGCATACATGTCAAATCTTTATAATCCAGATTTTACTGGAGATTTTTCCAGGCAAAACTATGAAGACTTTGTGCCAGGAAGCGTTAATTCAAGCTGGTATACAGAAAACATTCAAACAACATTTATACCCGTTGGTTTAGGTAAAAAAAATAATGTCGCAGCTAATTTTAGAAATTATTCTTCTGATTTTAATAATTCTGAACATGAGTTGTATTATGATATTAGCAATGAATCACCTGGAAGTTTAGAGGCTGATAGAATTGTAAACTTTGTAACTGCAGTAAAAAACTTAACAACAAATGACTATGGAAAAATATTTTCTGTAAACATTAAAAACTGTGGCCCAAACCCCATAAAGATACTTAATACTATTGTAAAATTTGAATCCAGTGAATCTATTTGGGAAACAACGAGAATAACTAGCGGCATACCAGCTTCAAATCAAATAGAAAACATAACATATATTGAGCAAAATACCTCTAATCAAAGCCCAAAAGTTTTTAGCGGAGGACAATATTATTTCGACGAGAATAATCAGAAGTTCTTAAGCAAAAAAAGGTCAGATATTTTGTGGAAAAATTTTAATACAAAATACGAAGTCTTCAGAAAAGGAGATCCTTATGAGATAAATGGAGGATGGAAACCTGATAAAAAAAGTTTTGAAATTGCTACAGATTTATTAAGTTCCATAGTTACAGAAGACGGATCAAAAATGATAACAGATCCAATCGTAGTTTCAGAAATAAAAACAAAAGGTGTTAACAATGATGGTATAGCTTTTAAAAATTTTCCAGCAAGAGTGTTTAACCACAAAGACGGACTCAAGGTTTTAGACTTTAATATAGGTTCGGTAAATCAAGAAAATGAAGGTATCGGAAATTACGAGCATCTACCAATAATCGATGATCAAGAATCGATAGATCTATTTTTTGGGGTAAACTATAAAGGAGAAGTTAAAGATTTTGAAGAAAAAATTCAAATGATATTTAATACGGAAGATATTAAAGATAAAAAAATGGATTGCTATCCTGAATTTAGATTTAATGTAAATTTCAACAAAGATAAGTATAAAATAGAATCGCCCAAAACAGAACTTAATAGATGTAAGAATAGAGTATTAGCATTAGCAATGTGTAATTCAAACGCTATCATAGATGATAATTTTGCAGTCTACCTAAATGGTAGAGGAGAGGAGCATAAGATAGGGGAATGGAATTTTAATAGAAATGACTACATTGGTAACGTATTATTTGCAGCAGATACACCTGACGCAGACAATGCGAAAAGAGTTTTTGCATTACTTGAAACTGGATTAGTTTGCCCCCCTTCAAAGATGACTGTTGGTTATTTTAATCCAAATTTAATTAGATGGGGGGAACCAGCCAATGAGATATTTCTTAAGAATATCCGAAATAATAGACATGGAAATTTTGGTCAATTAAAGTTTATATCCTATAAAGTGGGAACAGATTTAGATCAAATATCTGGAACGACAATACCTTTAAGCGATGGCACTGAAGTAGATTTAACATCAGAAGCAGGAAGAGCTAGGGTAAAAACCCTTGCAGAACCAATAGAAATAACAACAACAGAATATGGCGGATGGTCTGGTTCTGATTTTGGGCCTTTTACGGTTAGAATAGACAGTTGCGAATAAAATGAGTTTTATTAATCCAGATGATTACGGGATATCTTTTAGTAAACTTAGCCCTAAAGGTTCTCCAAAGTTTTTGAGCGCAGGTAAAAAAATTGCGACTCAAGTTGATCCATGTTTGGGTTTTTCTGTTTCTATCGAAAGAGTGTCTACTAATTCTGATGGATCACCAAGCGAAGTAATTCAATCAAATATAAATGGAGGTACTGCACCTTTTGCTTATTTGTGGAGTGATGGGTCAACTAATCCTACGATAGTTGATCCAGGCTCAGGAGATTATAGTCTCACAGTAACAGATTCAAATGGTTGCTCAGCCTCAAGCCTTAGTGTTAATATTGAAGAAAGACAAGTAGATTATGCTGATTGCGTAAGCTCATACCTACCCATAGATTCCGAAGGCAGAATTTACGCGATACAACTTTTCGAGAGCGTGAGGCAGGATTTAGGAAATCCTATAAAAATGGTCGGCGGACCAAACGCAGAAGGAGTTGGGCAAACAAATGTAAATTATTTTGGAAATGAAGAATTCGGAGGGGGAATACCTTTTGGGGCAGATGACAATAGAGTTGTTAAAGATACCAGCCCAATTGTTTCTTATAATGGCACTGTAGGTTCAATTCAAGAAGTAAGAACTTATTATGTTCTTTTAAAAGACGACAATGTTCCTGGAGCGCAAAATGCCCCTTATTCAGAATATAGAGCAGTTAATATAGCTACAGGAGAAAAAACTGATCCTACCTGGAATCCTCCAAACGGAAATTATAATTGGGGAAATGGATTAGAATTAAGAAATAATAAGTATTACTGGCAAGGGGAAACCTTGTTCCCAGGTGGCGGTGGACACGATGTTGGCATACCCCAAACTTATAAATTTCAATCAGAACAGTTCCATAGAAGTTATGCAGGCAACCCAACAAATATTTGGGCTAGCTACAGTGTAGAAAGAGGCAATCCTGGATTAAATGGAATGCTTGTTCCTCCAGGGTGGAGGGTGGTTATTTATGTAGATACAAATTATTTAGGGTGGCTTTGTGAAGGAAATGTTGGCCCAGTGCTGGGGGTGTGGGACGGCCCTGTTTATTTTCATGAAGAAGCTTCGTTACCTATTGATTTTGATTTTTCAAACGCTGATTGCCCTTTTTGGAGCTTATTTAAAAATGTAAAAAATGTGCCTATTTCAGATAGGATAATATCTAATATGGGAAACATGAACTACTGGCATAAAAGATGCGCTTGGTATTCGAATGGGAATGGGGGATATTCTTATAGTTTTTCAAAAATACCAATATCATGAGCACTGAAGAAAATAGTTTTGTACAAACAAAAACAGAGAACGGCTTACTCATAGAAGTAGGCAACTCTTTTTCAGTAGAATGTAGTCGAGAAACATGCCCTCAAAAAATTACAGATTCTGGCAGTTTTACAATGATAAATTCATGCACATTACCTATAACTGTTACTGGGATAACTGTGTCTGATTCTGGAAGGTTTTCTCTTTTTGAATTTCCAAATTATACTGGGACTGGAACTTATTTTTCTGGAAACGTACCCCAAATACCTTTTACTTTAGCTCCAAGAGAAAAAATAAAAATAAATACATACTTCCATCCATATTATGAAGAGTTAAAATACGGAAATGCAGGTACTCCAGAAAACAGAACTGGTGATAAATTTGGAGCAGAAGTTAGAATGCTTCCAGGGTTTCCCATAATAAACTGCGACAAGGCTCCTTGTGACGCTAGTTTTATATTATCAGGAGAATTTTTATGCGACGATGAAGAGCACAATTTAGAGTGGTTAAAAAACTTAGATAACATAAACAATGATTTTAAATTCGAAGACTTGCAAAGTTATCAAATGCCTGAATTAACCAACGCTTCATTTTTAATAAAAAAGCCTTCAGTAATAAAAAGTATAGCATCAAATTCTGCTAGCAATGCATATGATGGACTTCTTGAAGCCGCAGAACAATATATTTTTGATCTAGAGGCAATAAAATGGTATTCAAGATACCAAGACTATGGAATTGTTGCAAGTTTAAGAGCTTTTACTGATTTAGTACAAAATGTAAATCCAGAAAAAGCCAGCTATACTGTAAATAATAACGCAGGAAATGGAGGTATAAAAATCGAAGCTGCAACAGCTGGATCGCAAGGTAATAATATTAATATTAAATTAACATATTCAGAAGCAAGTAATACATCTAGTGAATCTGCAAATAGCATAATAATAAAAAGATCAAGCACGACTCCAGAAAACGCGCAAACAATAATAGATGAGATAAATTTACTTAATTTAGCAACCGCCTCCCTGGAAGGCGTGGATGGCTCAATATCAAGTTTTGATGTATCGCTGGAAGGAGGGGTTGATTCGCGAAAAAATGACATAAATAATTTAACAAATTTGGATTTTGAAAAGACATATGTCCAGCTTGATTATAGGTACAACGATATGATATCTTTTAAATCTTCGTATACAGCAAACACGAACACAACAGCGCAATACAACGGGCAAACATATAATGTTATTAATTTTTCAAATGAATCTGTAGACAACAACCCTGACCCAAATATATATGGAGTACCTTTTATTTCTAATCAATCAATGTTTTATAAAATAAACTCAAATAGCGTGGAAATATTTCTATGCGATGAAGGTGATTTTGAAAACGAAACTATATTAGAAGGTTAAAATGAAAAACACATCGAAAATAAATAAAGAAATATTCGCAACAGAACCGTCAACCGTTGTCCTTCTTTATGTTGTAGACCTCAAGGATCAAGGAGAATATAGGTTTCATGCGGGAGAAAATGGATACAAAAACCCTATAATTTTTGACGGCAAAGAGTACAATTATTACCCTATAAAGGTTGAAGGTTTTGAGATGCATGGAGATGGAAAGTTGCCACGTCCAAAATTAACTTTCTCAAATCAAAACGGTAATATATCAATGAGGCTTGGAGTTTTTAAAGACTTCATAAATTACAAAGTTACCAGAATTAAAACTTTCGTAAGATATATAGATGATGTAAACTTCCCAAACGGCATAAACCCTCACGCCGATCCTGATCCAGATAGCTCTTTTGTAGAAGATATATTTTATGTAAATCAAAAAACCAAAGAAGACGACAATATAGTAGAGTTTGAACTCGTATCTTTACTTGAACTGCAAAACGCAAATATACCTGCTCGAACAATGTATTCTAATTACTGTGGTTGGCAATATAGAAGCGAAATAGGATGCGGCTATAAAGGTAAACCTATCTCAGACCAAAAAAACAAAAGATTCGTGCCTAGTGGATATACTGGTCAAATGGTCGGCGAAGAAGTTTATATCGAGCAACCAAATGGAGATTTCGCTGGAGGGCCAACTGGAGAATGGGTAAAAAATCAAATATACAACAAAGGAGACATTGTAAAAATAGAACCGTTAGACAACGATAGAGAAATTCATCCAGTAAATATTTACGTGTGTCTTAATGACAACACAAGGTCTAATCCGATAAGAGATACTGAAAACTGGAGATTAGACGATTGCGATAAAACTCTTTGTGGATGTAAATTAAGATTTTCTACGGAAGCCAGTGAAGCTGGGGGATGCTTGAGGTTAAACTTTAAAAATAAACTTGGGGACCCAATAGCTTGGAAAGAAATTGATAAAGGTCTTCCTTATGGAGGTTTTCCTGGAATTGATCCGTATGAATTTAAATGATTTTCATTTACAAGTAAAAGCTCATGCTTTAGAAAAACCTGAAGAGGAGGTTTGTGGTTTTATTATATTAAACTCAGATAATACAATATCAGTAGAGAGAGTAAGAAACGAAAACCCAAACAAGAAACTTTCTTTTTCTATATCTCCATCGACTTTTATAAAAAATAAACTTAATAGAAAAATACTAGGGATATACCATTCTCATCCCAAGGGTAATGAAAATCCTTCTTTGCATGATTTAAATATATCTCAAGAGCTTGGCATACCTTTTCTTATATACAGCATACTTACTGATAGTTTTTTCTTGCATTTTCCTAATTCTTTCGAGCCTGATGATTTATTAAAAAGACCATATGTGAAAGGTTTTTACGAATGCACTTGCTTGCTTAAGGATTATTTTATTAAAGAATTAAATATTAATATAACAAGATATCATTATAATTATTGGCTGCCTGAATGCGACAAAGAATCTAACAAGATTTTAGAAAATGTAATGCATTCAAATTTTATCTATAAACAAAAAAACGAATTAAAAACACACGATGTAATAGTTTTTAAAATAAAAAAAGAAGGCAGAAAACATGTAGGCATGTATTTAGGGGACGATTATTTTATTCATCAATGTGGAAACAGCATATCTCAAAAAACTCTTTTAGATAAAAGGTGGCAAAAAAAAATCAAAGGAGTGTACAGGCACCCTCAATTAGTGTAAATATAACACAGGAATAAGGATGAAAAATGTATACTTACATGGAGAGCTAGGCAAACGCTTTGGTAAAAGGTGGGAGCTTAATGTATTTACTCCAGTAGAAGCTGTCAACGCTTTGTTTGCAAATGAACCTGAAATCGAAAGATATTTGTTCAAGAAACAACAAGAAGGAATATGCTATGGAATAAAAAAATCAAATTCTGAAAATTTCACTACTAAAGATGAGTGCAATTTATTGACAAAAAAAGATTTACACGTCTTTCCTATACCACAAGGAGCTGGCGGATTTACTATGAGCTTAATCCAATTGGCAGTAAGCACTGCAGCTTCAATATATGTTAGCAACAAACTATCTGAAGCAATGGAACAGGACAACACTGTCCTTAAAATTAGCACAAAATCATACATAATAAAAGGTCAAAAAACTAGATTTGAGCAAGGAGCAACAATTCCAGTAGGATACGGAGCCATAGAAGTATCTCCTAATAATATATCTCAATGCACAATAAACTACGATTACAATTCGGAACAAAATAAAATTTTAAATTTTTCCAATGGATTGTATAGTATAATACCCAAATATAGTGATTATTATATTGATAGCCTAGGACCATTAGTATCTAGTTTCGCTCATAATATTTTTGATGGAAGCTCAAAATCTAGCTTTATAGATCCAGCTTATCAATACTTGACTGAACAAATTCCTGCTAGCGTTTTTGGTTCAACTGATGGATTGTATGGAGGTTTCGAGCCTATAGCGGAACAAAAATCTAGATTCACAACTGTGACAAGGCAAAAAAAGGTAGGAAACTGGTTGGCTGGATATTTTTATTATCATTATAATTTCGCAAAAGGGATAGCTAAGGATGCTGATGGCAATCCAATACTAGATAATTATGTTGATGACCAACAAAGTCAAAAAGCTGGATACTGGAGACCAGATACGTATACAAATGTAAATGATACTTCTGAAAAATTAAGATATAGAATAAGCGAATCAAACGCAATTAAAACAGCTTATATATGTGTTCAAAGCGTACCTATACTTGATTCAAGCGATGAAGAGAAAGTTTTCTACCCAATTTCATTTCGAGAAGAAGGATCAGATAACTTTGATTATCTATCTCAAGAAGCTAAAGGAGAATTAGTTCAACAAACAAGTTCAAATATTAAAAAAAGCGTACCAATACAAGTAGGAGAAAGGTATAGAGGTGGAAAGAAAGAAAATGGTACAGCTTGGTATAAATTTGAATCAGTTGGAGTTTATAAGTCTCTTGAATTAATTTCAGAAGGAGAAATTGATGGTTTTTGTGATGACAACAGATCTTTAAAACAATTTAATTCAAACGTAGATTTGAGTCTACAAAAAAATAGAGAAGAAAAAGATGATTATTTACAATCAGTAAAATTAGACAATGTTAAAGTAAAAGAAATTAATTATAATTCTCCAGCACCCACAGATATTTATAATTTTAAAGAATTTGATATAGATATAGCGAGAAACGATGATGGAGAAATAGGAACAGAAGATCAAAACTTACTAGAAACTCAATATTTATTTACAACAAACACGGTAGAAAAATCTAAACAGTTATACGGGCCAAGAGCAGTAAATACTAATCAATTAGCAAATACTTTTGGAGCCAATGATTTTGATTCAGATAACAAAAATTACAATTTAAGTGATTTTGTAAGGTATAACGAAGAAACTTATCAAGTAATAAAAAGTTTAAATGAAAGAATTGAGCCTGGAGCAGACTTTAATTATGATGAAAACGCTATAGATATATTTTTTGTAGAATCTGATAACAAATTTTACAACAT